TATGATTTTTTAACGCTGCATCATTTCCAAGAACTGGCAGTAGCGATTTTAGCCTTTCAATGGCTAAATTTCTTTTCATAGTCATAAGTGCACCAGTTACTGAATGCCCTATGCCTTGTTGTAGCTCTTTGGCTTTTGGATTTATGGCTGTTAGTTTTTCAAGCAGTGCTGAAGTATTGTTTAGTATAGGGGCTTTTTTATTTAGCTCGTCCATTATTTGTATAGCTCTTTTACTCTCAAATGGGGCATCTTTTAAAGCAGCGCTTACTTTAGAAAAATCAGTTATGCCGTCTTTACTAAATTTCTCTATAACACCACGTATTAGGTTGGTTTCTAAGGCTTCTTGCTCGCTACTACTTAGCCTAGACGTAAGTGCTTTAAAATTAAGTCCGTTTTCAGCGTTAAGTGCCTTTAAAAGCGAGTTTGTTATATCACCACCACTCTTTAGCTCGCCCATTACATCATGGTAAATTTTAGAGTTTTGAAGCTCTTTAAATAGCGCGTATTCACTTCTTGCTTGTTTTAGCACATCTTTTGCTTTTTGAGAGAGAGCTTTATTATCAAACGTCTGCTCGGCTACATTATCTATCGCATTATCTACTGCTTCTATCATCTTGCCAAGCGTCTTTTTAGCCCCTGCTGTGATAGCATCAGGAGCAGTTAGCCTTGCCATATCAGCACTTAGCACATTTCTTACTTCATTAAGCCCTTTAAAGCCTTTAGTATTTCCTAATAGCTCCAAGGTGCTATCTCTATACCCTGCTGGCAGTCTTAATGCTTGTGTGCCAAGTTCTCTTTTTACGCTAAGCAAATTTGCACTTGCCTCTTTGCCATTAAATGCATCGTCAAGTGCATTTATAACCTCGCCAAAGTTATCTTTTGTGCGTTTTTCATATCCACTTAAAATGTCAGCCGTCTTTTTCTTATCTATCATATTTAAAAGGGTGTTTTTAGCATCTTCATTAAAGTCGCTTGACATCTTGTAAATTTTAGAAAAGCTCTTAGGATCATTTGCTACTGTGTTAGCGATTATTTCAGCTCCCTTTGCGTCATTGCCAAGAGCGGTTAAAAGCAAATCCATCTCTTGCTCTTTTATCTTGTCGCCTTTTATTATATCTCTTGTAGCTTTTTGGACTGGGGCGATTATGTTTTCATTTACGTAGTTTATGCCTTTTTGTATCTTCTCGTTGCCAACATTTGGTAAAGTGTAAGTCTTATCGTCATTTAGTAGAGCTTTATACATATCTTCATCAAGAGCTTCTTTGGATAAATTTTGAGCTACTGCGACATTTGCTTCGCCACCTAGCTTATCCGCCATTGCTTTTTGTGCCCCACCAATATTGTCATTTATCACGTATCTTGCAACTGGTTTTACTATTGAGTAATCACTAGCCTTGCTAACTCCTTTTTTTAGTGCTTCTTTAACTGCTGGCGATGTCATTGTTGCAAGTGGAGCTGAGATTAAAGCATCATCGCTTGCTCCACGTAAAGCGTGTTTTAAATAATCATCAGTGGTTATGCTATCATCGCCTAAAATTCTTTTATCGGCAAAAACGTCCATTGCAGCACCAATGCCAGATGCTCCAGCTGTACCAAGAGCAGTAGTTACCGCCTTTTGTGCTGCACTTAGTTTTTTATTTGGTAAAAGATTGGACGCTAGAGTTATTGCCCCCATAGGCACACCCATTTCGTTTAAATAGGTTGAGACACTATCGCCGATACCTGGCTCATCTACTGGGATAAAATTATCTCCTTTTTGTAAATAATACTTGCCATTAGCCTCTCTTACGTCATCATAATTATTCTTTTTCGCCCAGTTGTAGAGCAAATTTTCGGTTCTTTCTTTTACTGCTTGATCTTTACTTTCGTCACCTGTAAGCTGTGAGATAATGTTTCTATCATCGCTTGCGTGTTTTGCTCTTGCTAGCGCTTCAGTAGCTTTTTTTGCTTCTAATTCTTTGCCAGTAGCTCCGTCATAATGAGAATATTCAAGCATCCCCCCTAACTCTTTACCTACTCCTTTTATGACATTTATTGGAGAGATTTTATCCGCAAACTCACCAACTTTGTCATACCATGTCTTTTCTTTTGGTGTAGCATCTACTGCTTTACTCATATCAGGAGCAGGCGGTGCATAAGTTGGCGCGCTATTTGCTGCTGGTTGCGTGCCTAATAAATTATCAGGTATCTCGACCTCTTTCATGCCACTAGGTATTTTTACCCAGTTACCACCTATCTGCATTTCAGTTTTGTTTTCAGGTATTTTTATCCAAGCCATTTTTGTTTCCTATCTAAAATTTATGCCAAGTGTTTTTGCGTCTATGTAATTTTTTTGTGAGTTGTTTTGGTTTGCCCCAATACTTCGTCCTTCTTGAGGTGAGATTTTTTGTTTTTCAGGCTCACCTCTTGGGTTGTAGTAAAGCCCGTTAATCTGCGACTGTATCTCTGGGAGCATTCCTTCAAACTCTCTCATATCAACGCCCCCATTTTGCATTTGTTCAACTGTGTTTTTATAATATGACCCCAACGCGTCAAGAGTGGCGTCATAATTTGAAATAAAAGCCTTATCGCTCGCTTCATCCCCAGTTGGGAAACTATTTATGAGTTGCTGATATTGCAAATTCGACATCTTACCGTCACCAAACACGCCTTTTGCAAAAAGCATTGCATTGTTTAGAGCTGATCTAAAATCGTTCATTTGCTTGCCGTCAAAACCCAAATATTTTGCCCCACTATGCAATGCAGTATCAAGCCACCCAGTGTTTGTAGGGCTATATTTTTCTTTCGCCCTTTTTAGGCTATCAAGCAGTGTTTTTAGGTCGCTTAAGTTTTGCACTGATTTTTGTGCTAGTTGTTTTCTATCCACAAGAGACCCACTTGCTCCATTTAAAGCTTTATTTGTCTCTACGTTTATAACCGCTTTTTTGTAAGCTTGCACTTCTTGCGGAGACATATTCTCTGCCCAATCAGGCAACTTTGCCCCTAGCTTCTCAAATGCCAAATTGGTTTCTAAACTATCACTATTTAACCCATTATTGTATCTTTGCACGTCAAAATTAAGTCTATTTGCGTTTGTATTTGCGTTTTGCATAGCAATATTTGCCATTTGTTGATTGTGGTAGGCATCATTTTGATACTTGTTTGCTTTTAAATTTAGCTCTTGCCCCTTTATGCCAAGCTCGTCACGCTTAAACCCTTGATTTATGGCATTGTTATTCGCTGTTTCAGTTTCGGTTGACATATTGTGACGTATGTTTTCGTTTAGCCTATCTATATTATTTTGCTCGTTTGCTAAATTTGATCTATTCTCCTCTGCTAGCCTTTGCTTTGTGAAGTTGTTCCTTACGCTGTCTTGATATATATCCCATAACGCTCTACCAGTTGCACCTACTGCGTCTATTGTGTTGGTGTTGTAGTTAAAATCTACTTTGTTTGGGTTAAAATACGGCATTTTCGCTCCTTTTTGTGAGGCTTAGATTAGTAAGCCTCGTCCTCTTGTTGTTTGTGAAAGTTTGATGCGTTCCAAGCATTGACTAAATTTTGATTTGCTTGATTTTCCCTTTGTAGCTGTCTTTGAGAAAGCATTTTGTTAAAATCGTAAGCATCTTTATTGAGCTTAAAAGCTTGTTTTGCTGCCTTGTTTTGGTTATAAGCACTCCATAATGCACCACCAGTTCCTAAAGCTGTTAGCCAGTTAGGTGTGCCACCTGCGTCGCCACCACCAAGCCAACTTAAAAAGCCACCGCCATTTTTGCCAGCCCCTTGTGCTATATTGCTTCCACCCCAGTCAAAAAATCCTGCCATTTTTTACTCCTCTTATAATCCTGCTAATTTCAAAAGCTCTGCGCCATATTCCACATCGCTCACGTTCTCGCCTTTTTTGGCTCTATCAAACGCCGATAGCTCACTGCTTGCATTTGAGCCGCTTAAAATTTCGTCTGGCTTCTCTTTGCTTTTTGCTACATTGATCATTCCCATTGCTACTGCTTTCCAGCCTACATAATTTTCGCCTAGTAGATCACTCATGCCGTGAGCTTTTGCAAACTCTGCTAGATCATCAGGGCGTATTGTTGGATAGTCCTTTTTAAACTCTGCTAGATTTTTATCAAAGACTGCTTGGCGTCTAGCTTCCTCTGCTTGCGCTGCTTGTGCTTGTGTGATTTGATCCATTTGAGCTTTTAGTGCATCAAGATTTCCAAGCCCTAAGCTATCAAGCAAGGCTTGTTTTTCAGGTTCAAGTTGTGGTTTTGCCCCTTGTGCTGATTGCTCTTTTGCTGCTAGCGCCTCAGTTAGTGCTTGCTTAATAGTATCTATATTTAGCTCCTCTTTCTTTGGCTCTTCTGGCTCTGCTACTGGCTCAGTCTTTGCCCCCTCTGTTGGTTGCTCTGCCACTTCGTTTGTCTCAGGCTCTGCCTGCTCGTTCCCATTTACGATACCTACTAATTCGTTTAGTGCTTCTTGCTCTGTCATTTATTACTCCTTTTTGTAATTTTCAAAAAAACTTAAAAGGCTTTCGAGAGTTTTAATGTTCTCAATCGCCCTTAACCTCATTTCATCGCTATTTTTCTCATTTTGGCTAGCGGTAACACTTGCCGCATAAAGCCCCAATAGATATTCTAAAAAATCCCTAAACGCTTGGCATTGCGTCAGCTGGTAAAGCTCCTGCTTCTGCGATAGGCTCTGCCACGCTTGGCAAAATAGCCTGTGGCTTAAGTTGTTTAGCAAGCTCACTCTCCTTTCCGATAAAATTCTCTGGGTCTTTTATCCCATATAGCGGTAGAAGCTCAAGTAAGATTTTCTCGTTTGCTTCTTTCATTCTATTTGCACCCTCGCCGTCTTGAAGTTGCAAGCACATACCAAATTGAGCTGCTATTACTTGGCTAGCATCCATTAGGCTTTTCTTTTGCACCTCTTTGTTTAGCGCTCCTATACCAGTGTTTAGGTTGATATTAAAACTTGGCACTTCACCGCGGTTAAAGCCTGCAAAAAATAAGGGATCGCCGTATTTCCAAACTAAGAATGCAAGACGTTCAAATATAGGCTCAAAAAAGGTCTCATTGTAGGTTCTTATGTAGCCTTGAAGCCTTACGCTACCCTCGTTTGCCATAATTGATGCCATTGTTGCTGTTTCTTGCCTAGTTGTAGGCGCTCCGTTTTGTTGAGGACTAACACCGCTTACCTCGCTCATCTCTTGCTCGATCACTTGTATTGTTGCCATTGAAGCGTTGATGTCACCAGGTGGCACGATCTTAATGTCGGCTGGGCTGTCGGTAAAAATTGCACCACTTGGGCGCTCTAAATCAGCTCTTGATATGCTAGCGCTACGGTTAAAGATGATTTTTGGCATTGCTTGGTTTCTTGTCACATCTGTGATCGAGTTTCTGATCGCATTTAGCTCATCTTGTAGCGGCAAAAGTGAAGCAAGCGCAGGCTCTCCATAAGCACAAACAAAAGTTTGGTCTATATTTCTTCTTGTTTGTGGTAGCATATATCCAAAAATAAATGGCTGTCCGTCTTTTAGTTCTATTTTGTCCCTTAGTAGCTCACTGTTATAAAGCGTACTAACACTCCATTTCTCATCATTTAGCTCATAAATTTCATTTAGGCAAATTCTCTCATAAGGTCTGTTCTCGCTTAGATCGATTTGCTTAAAAGTTTTATTCTTGATTAGCTTTTTGATGTCGTTTGTTGTGAGGTAAATTCTATGCACGATATAGCGGATGTCGTCTGTGTTTTTTGCATCAGGGTCAAAATAGATGTCATTTATATCTACTTCCTCTATCTTTGCCTCATCTTTTGCCCAAAACACTTTTACGACCGAGCTTGCCGAAAAGGCAGATTTTAGAAAAATCGGTGCAAAAACTTTGTATAAGTTGATCTTGTCGCAGTAAAAATTTAGTGCCTCTTGCCACTTGTCGATCACATCATGCGTTGAGTTTATATACGGCTCTAGCTTGGCAAATGTGTCATTGTTGAAATATGTTTCGGTTAAGCCGTCATATATTCTTTTCGCCTTTGAATTTAGTTTTGGTATGTAGTTTTTGCTCTTATTTCGCTCTTTTAGGCTGTGATACTGCTCACTTTCTAGCAAGAGCAAATACGCATCATTTAGCTTGTCAAAAAATGGTTTGTACTCCGCATAGCCATTGTATGCTGTTTGCACTAGCTCCTCGAGGTAGCTTATTCTT